TCACTCACTTATTACCATAAACGGCGTATTCCAAACAACCTCTATATCTAATCCCACACCCTTTCGCTCAAATACCACAATCTTGTCAATCAGCATAGCCAAGTCCGCATTGGTAAGCTCCTTCTTATCTATGATCTCCTTCAGAATATCCAATGCGCTTGCTACTTTTTCTTTCTCATTATCCCTAAGCTCCAATACGCTCTCTGCTTCAACCAACTGACGTTCCAGTTTCTCAAGCTCGTCGCTAGATTCTTGTGTCATTTCAAGGAACAATTCTTCGTTGATCAATCCCTTCGCAAGCTGCCTCGAATAATTCTTTATCTCCCCCTTTTTGGCGTGAATAGCAGTTTGTAACCTATCGATAACTTTTCCATTATCCTTGTTGGATTGCTGTCTCTCCTCAAGGCTCTTGTCGAGATTATCCATTTTGAGAAGCCCACTTTTGTAAAGGGCTTCGAGATGCTCAAAAACAATATTCTCAATATCGTCATGACTCAAGATATGCCTTGAACAGTATGCTTTGCCGTATTTATTATAGGTAGTACAAACATAAAACAATTTTCTACCACTCTTACTGACTGAGCCAATAGTAACAAGGTTTTTCCCGCACTCTCCACACTTTAAAAGGCCAGTATACTTATAAATTGATTTGCTTTTGGCCCTAACCCCGTTCTCTACCCTTTTAATAAACATGGCGTTGACAGCTTCAAATTCAGCCTTATCTATAATTGCTGGAATGAGCCCTTCATGCACAATTTGCTCTTCAAGTGCAACCTTAATGATTTTTTTACCATTAATTTTGTTTCTTTTGGTTGTCCCTCTTCTAACCGTCCCGATATAAACGTCGTCTTTTAGAATTCGCTTAACAGTGTCGCCGTACCAAAGATGTTTAAAATCCCACTCCTTTATCCATCCATATCCATACAAAGTTTCTTTCCTGATGGCTGGTGTTTCTATATGATGCTCATTCATGTATTTGGCGATTTTGTTAAGTCCATTTCCTTCGGCATATAGGCGAAAAAGAAGCCGCACTGTTTCGGCGGCTTCTTCATCAATGATACATTTAGTTTTATCAGCAGGATCTTTCATATATCCAAAATGAGTGACGTTAACCTCTCCGTTTTTCTGTTTAGTTCTCAGAGCAGCTTTCGTTTTCTTACTGATATCCTTTACATATAATTCATTAAACCATGTCTGGATTCCTCGAAAGTTTTCATCCATGTTTCCGCTTGATAAATGGATCTTAACCCCTTTGTCCTCAAGCTCTTCCATGAAGAGCAGGGTTTTGGCATTATGCCTGCCAATTCTTGATAAGTCTTTGACTACCAATACTGTAAGTTCACCGCTATCCACTAATTCAATAATAGTTTTAATCCCTGGCCTATTATAGGAATACCCGCTAATGTCGTTGTCTTCAATAACATCAATCAGTTCAATTGCCTGGTCTTTAGCGAAATCCTTAATTGTATCCATTTGGCTTGTTATGCTTTCCTTGCTACCATCCTCATCCCTTGAGATTCGCACATAACCATAAGCGCCCATATTCATTAATACCCCACTTTTTCATTCTCATTGACCTTGGTGTTACTTCAATGGCACTGTGATGATAGCTCTATAATGGCATCTAATCAAGCAATTTAAGACGTTTCAGACGATTATTTATCACCTGTTCCAAGGCTTTCTCCCATGAGATATCTCCTTTAAATTTATGGGTAACCGAGTTAATACGAGGATGATCTTTGTAGATTTCTTTCTTCGCTGCTTTGACATCCATTTATAAAACCTCCATTAAAATGTCGTGGCCTTGCTTCAAGTTCACCTCAAAGCAAGGCCGTTTTCTGATTGGAGACTATAACAATTCGATCTAGCTAATTACCCACACTTCTACCAATCGCCGGTGAAGCACTCTTATTTTGGCATACCGGGGATTTGTCATTCTCAATTAGCCACTCTTCACAGGGATACATACAATAATCCTTTCGCTTACACTCAGCACATACGTCTTTCATCCTATTGCCCCGGTGCTGGTGCGGGAGCCGGGGCTGGCTGTGGATCAGGAGCAGCATTAGCCTCAGCAATAGCCGGAGTCACTGGTGAAACCGTGATTGGGCTTACAATTTGAACCCCACTGAATAGCTGGGTGGCCTTCGCCACGATGTCTGCAACAAACTTAACGGTGACTGTCGTTGCAGTCGTGAAAAACAGCGCCCCTAACGCGGTGTTTGCGTTGGAGAACAAGGCTAACACCAAAAGGCCGCCGCTATAGGGCAACAGGCTTGTTTGGATGAATTGGGGAAGCTTACTTGCGCTGAATGTTCCAGCTCTTAAAGACACCAAAATGCCGAAGATGAAATCCGCTAGGACTAAAGCAAGGACGGCCTCAAGAGTTGTGAGGGCCGCAGGAGCCACGAAGGATTTAATAATTTCTAACATGGAAATTCCCCCTTATTTATTATTTGCCCACCTGGGTAAGGACCGCCTTCATCGTTGCGTACCGATCTGGCCCGGATAAGAGAGTCACCCCAGCAGGTGCCGAAGCGCCCCCGACTTGGTACTTGGTCGTCGCTGAAAGAAGAAGGTCTGCTGTGGCGAAGGCCGCCTGAATGATTGGGCAGCCAAAGTGAAGGGCCAGGTCTGCCGCAATTTGGAGATCGGCGTCGCCCTCATAGAGAACCAGTGTTTGAAGTTTCAAGTCATATCCCTCCATCTCTTTATAGTTGGCAGTTACATCAGCCACTAAATTGGCCCATGTTTTGCCGTGGCTCGCCAGATATTCAATAGGGTCTGTGTGGTCGGATTCATGCCACTTGGCTGAAACCTGAGCATGGCTCATCAGTGTAACCCCGTCCACTACTAAAAGCTTCCTATTATATAGCAGCTTTGCCAGTAACCAAGTGTACATAGCGTAAGCCTTGACAAATTTGGTCGCGTCCGTCGTTTGGCAAAGTTCCACTTGCGCGTACCCCATATGATTCGCGGTATGCCCGGCTCCATAGCAGAGGTATGCGGTGTCGGCGGTTTGCTCAATTTTCAAGTCGTCAACGAAGAAATGAACGAACGCGTTCTGCCATGTGGTAGACTCGTAGTTTCGCTCTCCGTCGGCAGAGTCACCGTTGTTCGCGGTAGTGTGCGCTACTACGCCAACATAATGCCCCGCGTCGTAGGTTTCCTTTGGTAGCCCAGGAATAAGATTAACTGTTATTGGATAAGCCAAGATTGTATACCTCCTTAATTTGAAAGGGTGTGGTTAATCTGGTGCATATCATCCGATTTTTATCTGGCGGTATGCTCGCGATTTTGGTGGTTATTCCTCTGGCGGTTTGGTGGCGCATGGGACATATAAAGGAAGGATGATTATTGTTAAATTGTGTCTGCCCAGTTCGCCAGCTCGCCCCGGAAGTTCTTTGTCAGGGAAACAACCTTGCAGTATGACTGATCCTTAAAATGTTCCATATAGGGTTCAAAACCGCTTCTTGACGTAGGGATGTCAATTTGGCCTGAGTGACCTATGCAGATAACCTTGCAAGAACCGTGTACCCGAGTCAGTATTTTCCGCAGCTCTTGGACAGTAAAGTTCTGGCACTCGTCGATAATTATTGTCATGTCCTTGAGGTTAGTGCCTCTAAGGAATAGTGGGCTTTTAGGGTAACACCAAACGTTACTCGATGCTCGTTTATTACCTATGAATACTGTTTCTTCGTTATAGATACATTGGGCCGGGTTCTCGTTAATCTCTAAGAGGGCATCTATCAAAGGTTGATGGTAGATGCCCTCCTTTTCTGCTTGCGTTCCGGGTCTGAAGCCCATAGATGCTTCTTGTACTGGGTTGAAAATATACGCTAAAGGCTTTCCAATAATCTTTGCACATGCGACCGCAAGAGTGGTCTTTCCTGTTCCGGCCTTTGCATTGACCATCACCAACTGGTTATCAAATATCGAGTTGACATAATCCCGCTGCTCGACGGTGAGTTTAGGCTCGAATCCGAACAGTAGGTTGTTCTCAGGTAGAGGCATAATAATCCCCATCCTTATCTTTTTATCTTGTAACCAAATAAATGATAAGCCCGGTGGCGATGGTCATAAGCCCAGAGATTAGTAGCGCGACCATCCAAGTAGGTCGGCTCCGGGCAGTCTCTAAAAATTGATCTAGCTTGGATTCGAAGCGGTCGAACTTTTTGCCAACGTCGGCTTCCAAAGTATTCAGCCGACACTCTTGGGCTTCGTTTTTAGTCTCCAAAACAGCGACTCGTGTAGTGATATCCTCTGATTCTCCCATGGGCTTCCACTCCTTCCTTTAGTAAACGCTTCTAGCAATAACGAAACGCGCGGCCCAGTATTGGTCGAGGGTGACGATTCTAACCCCAGCGTTTTCGCTGCCGATGAACTGACCACCCCCAAGGTATATACCCACATGGTTGACAACCCCGCTCTTGTTCATCGAGAAAAACATTAAGTCGCCCGGCTGCAAATTGCTGTAGGCGACTTCGTTTCCATTCTTGGATTGGTCAGCAGACACTCGTTGGAGCGTGATATCGTTATGCGCGAACACATATTGGACAAAACCAGAACAGTCGAATCCGGCGGGAGTAGTACCGCCCCAACGATAAGGCGTGCCAATATACTCCTTCGCGGTCGCAATTATCGCCTCTGTTTTGGTCTTGACCTGGGACTTGGGCTGTAGCGCTGCCTCGGTTGCAGGGCCGACGATGCCATCGGCGTTCAAACCTTCGGCGGCTTGAAACCTAACTACACCTTGGGCTGTGAGAGGGCCAAAAACCCCATCCGTTACCCCGACGGAGTACCCGGCGGTGTTTAGTTCGCTTTGGAGTGTAACGACCGCAGGGCCAGAAGAGCCTGTGCGTAAGGTCGCCGCCTGAGCTAGGTTTGGGATGAATAGGACGAAAGCTATCGCGATAAGCAGCGTCGGAAGTTTTTTATTCATGAGCAAATTCCTGAACATACAAGTTATAAGGTGAAATTCCTTCAAGGGCCGCCACTCCGACATAGTCCACATTTGGATCGAGAATGTTTACCCTGTGGCCTATGGATTCCATGAGCGCAGCCATGGCCCCATCCACCGAGCTATTTCCTGCGACATTCTCACTCCAATAGTTGACGTTCATGCCTAGGCCCGGAAGGAGCGACGCGGTGTACCCAAAGTTGGGTGAAACGTGGGAGAAGTAATGGTTCTGGTACAAGTCCTCGGCCTTGATCCGCGCCGCCGTTACGAGGCGAAGGTCAACTTTCACCGGAGCCACCCCTGCGGCTGCTCGCGCTTGGTTGATTTCATCGACCATCTGTTGTTCGCTGTCCGTTAGGGCTGTGGCTGCGGGAACCTGTGGCATCACCGCCGCGACATTCATGGGAGCGTTCACAACGCCAATTTCGTCCGGGTTTGCGGTCGCGATCGGAACCGCAACTGGCTGCGAATGAATTAACCCTTTCAGCGATATTTCGCTGCTGCCTTGGGCCGGAATTGAAACGACGCTACTGCCCTGCGTTGTTGGGGCTGTAGCGCCTTGTGTGCGGATCATGGATGATTGGATTCGAACCACCGATCCGGATAACTGGGCCGGAGCGATGTTGATGGTTGTCGCCATGGCCGGGGCAGCGAGTACGACTGTTAAGGCCGTAGTCGCTGCTAGAATTTTAATTAGTTTCATTAAACCATCCTTTCATGGGCATAAAAAAAGCGCCTAAACTTGTGGCGTTGCGAGGATTGTATTCGCTTGATCCTGAGTGATAAACCCCTTAGTTACACAGGTCTGAACTTGGGCCTGGGTAAAGTTTTTCAGTACCCACATATTAGTTATAAACGCTAACATACTACACCCCCATCAGCGCTGCGATTGCTGCTTCGACCGCTGCGAGCCTGTCTTGGGTGTTAGGGGCTGGGACAGTCACCACTGGCGCAGGAGGGGCTGTAAATGTGCCATTCGTATAAAGCCACAACTGCTCGGTATCATCTGGACACGCGATAAATTGTGCAACGATTTCCTCGGTGAAACGGCCCTCCGGATTGAAGTTAATAACTTCCTTGACTATGCCATTTTCAACTCTTGCAAACATTTTTTATCCCACCCATTCTACTACTATGATTCCGGCTTTACCCGCTTGCGAGCTGTATCCATCGCCGCCTGATCCGTAGGAGTACCCCCAATATGAGGGTGCGCCAATAGTCATAACAGGCGCAGCATTATAATCGGCGGTTTCTTGTTGAGAGGGGCTGCCAGTTAGGTTGATATCCCCGCCGCTTCCGGTTCCTCCATTCGCGCTAATGGCATAATAAATTGCCGCGCCATAGCCCCCACCGCCGCCGCCTGTGGCTGAACATATCGCGCCAAATGAAGAAGTACCCCCTGGGTTTCCGGCTTTGGGACTAGGTCCCGGCTGGGTTCCACCCGCGCCTATGGTAACAGTTACGGCTTGGTTCAGGGTTAAGACCGCCCACTTAATTGCGGTTCCCCCGGCTGCGCCCCCGCTGCCTCCGTTTGTAATCCCCGCCGCTGTTGAGTACCCACCAGCGCCGCCACCGCCTGTGCAGATAACCTTGTACGTTCCCGCGAAAGGGGCAGTAAATGTTCCACTTGAGGTAAAGACTTGTTTTGTTGGAACCCCCACCTTAGTCCATGTTCCCGGAGTACCCGCGCCAGTACAAACCCATATGATTCCATTCTGAGCAATAACAAAATCGCCGACCGCGAAAGTTCCGCTAGTGGGTGATCCGGTCGTGGTGGCTCCTACATACCGAGCAGCTGCGGTGGCCCCGGTTAACCCGACTGTTCTTATTGCTCCGGTTATAGAGCCACCGTCCAGCGCGACTAATTCATTCTCGATGTTATTCATCCGGGCCGCTGTGACCGCAGTTCCCGCGACTGAGGGGCTGTCGTTTAGCGCCAGGGTGACGTTGCCTGTTACTGCTCCGGTCGCTGAGAACTGCCCTGGAATCCCGGAAACTCGGTCTGCCCAGGTAGTTGGACTGTATGCCACTAATATTCCTCCTTTAGTTGTTCCATGTTAATCCGCAAATCGCTAAACTTTGGCCACAAACGACGTATTCTTGGATTATGCCATTGACCAGGTTGTAAAGGGCCAGGGTGTTGCCTTCCATCCGATTGGTGTCTGCGAATGAGAACGATTGGTCGTAAGTCCAGGTTGTTTTGGGAGTAATCCAGCCCGATGGAGTTATGCGGTAGCAAGCGTAAAGTGCCAGAATGTTACCCTCAATTCGGTTTATCGAGTCGTAAAAATCTAGGTAGGTTCCGTCTGCTCGGCTCGTTACTGTAGTCAGAGCTACGGTATAACCACATGTTTGAAAGAGCGCCGCGAGAGCAACACAGTTGCCCTCGATGCGGTTCCAGTCCGTATAATTGAAATAGTTTGTCGCCGAGCTTACAACAGGGGTCTGCCATGCCATAATCCGCTGCCCCCTTTAGTTGTTCGACATGGTTAATTGCCCAATGGCGAATGTCAAGACGTTCCCTGAAACTATCGTTTGCGAGGTGTTTAACGCTCCATAGCCGATTAAGTTCCCATTAGTAGCCGCATCAAAAAAACCAAAATAGGTCACTGTCCCTTGGGAGCCAGTGGCCTGTGGAAAACTGACGGAGCCAGCATTATTCGTTGATCCGGTCGTGGGAGCAGGAAAATTTCCGGTAGTACCCGCTATTGTTACGCGTGCGTAGCCATTGCCGACAGGCTCCGTAAAATTCCAGTAAGGCGCTGATCCCTTCACCTGGGTAGGCGTGGTCGTTGAAAGGGCCAAGTAAACATTGGCGAGCGCAGTAAAGGCTGTATCGTTGAAAAGGAGCGCGACTACCGCGTTGTCGGTGTAGTAGGTGAATGGCATTGCGATTCATCCCTCCGTTTTTTAGTTATACCAAAGTAGCCCGCAAATTGTTAAGCCTTGCCCGCAAAGGAGCAATTCATCCGACTGTGGCAGTATGGTCACAAGGCTTGAGCCGCTACTTGAGAAGGTACTCGTTGAGCAGATCGTTCCGGCTACTTTTACGGTGAGGGTCGATCCGCTACTTGACATGGTACTTGTGGAGGACATGGTTCCCGCCCCAATTAAGACAATTGTTGATCCGCTGCTTTGGAACGTACTCGTAGAGCTGACTGCTCCCCTGCTTTGTATAACGTCGGAGAATCCACTGTTTGAAAGTGTACTTGTCGAGCTGATTATTCCCGCTGCGTATAGGGTCAGGGTTGTTCCGCTACTTGAAATGGCGCTTGCAGAGAAGATTGCGTCTGCTACGTTTACACACCAGCCCAAGCCACAAATCGCTACATCCTCGCCGCACAGGACGTACTCAACCGAGTCTAGTAATATTGAGACCGATCCGGTGTTTGAGAGCGAACTTGTAGAGATTATTGTACCGGTTACGTTTATGGTGATAAACAATCCACTGTTAGAAAGGGTACTCGTCGAGCCAATTGGTCCTGAAACATAAAGTGTTAGGGCCGATCCATTGTTGGAGAAGTTACTCATCGCGCTGATCGTTCCAGATACGGTCGTAGTTAGGGCCGATCCGCTACTTGAGATGCCACTCATTGACTCCATCGAGCCAGAACAGTAAATCATCGCAAAACCATCAAGGCCATCCTTTTCCGTTTAATGTTCCGGAAAGGGTTCCACCGAACCTAAACTCTTGACGGATGATCTTGGCCTGTTTTGTGTCTGTAGCGTACTGTGAATCCCAATAGATGACATCACCACACTCCAAGCTGGGGTCAAGCCAGCTCTCCACTTCGTACAAATACACGTTGCCGCACTCCGTCGCATACCAGTTAAGGACGTTTGCCGCCATCGCCGCAGTTGTAATCAGTGGGTTATCAATATCAACCTCATTAGTTGGCTGGGTTCCCGCGATATTAAGAACGGATTGTACTGACGTGCTTTGGATGGGGTTTCCTGTAATCATGATCACCGCGTTACCGTAGCCACTGATCACTAAAAAGGCCGCGTCTGTATAATACAAGGCCGAGACAAGTGTGCCCCCGGTCACTGATGCGGAGCAGGTCGATGCGCTTGCAGAAGAGGTGTACTTCACCCAAAGCTCTGTTGTCGTGACAATGGGAACCACGCCAGAGTAAATCGTGCCTGAACTGCCAGACACCGTACTTGTATAAATGTTGAGTGTGAAATAATTATAAGCATCCTGGATCGCTACCCTGGGGTAGGTTTCCTGCATACTCATGGTCAACTCTTCGGTGAAGGGCATCGTGTTTAGGGGCTGCTGGCTTTGGGACTGTCGGATGTGCAGGGTATTATATCTATCGACATATAAAACACCCATGCCAGCTTGGGCCACATACATCAAAGCGTTGTGGTGCGACATTGCCGAAAGTACCCCTGTCGTGCTAATGCTTTGAAGCGCTGTGTCGATCTGATAGTTGACACTTAGGCTTGCCTGCGCCTCAAAGTCCTGGATAATCGCGACCGCCAAGTTATAAAGGGTGATCGAGGTTCCGGAGTAGGTGTACGTGTAGAACGTCGTCCCATCCATAAGGTCGAGCATGTCCCTCGCATAGAGTGTCGATGAAAGGAAGTTGGAGTCGTTGCGCCAGTTGTAAAGGTAAAAAGTTCCCATGGGCACTGTTTCCATCGTTCCATCGGTATTTATGAGATTGAGAAATGGTTTAATGGGCTGTTTCTTTTGTAAATCGCCAAGGTAAAGGTTGAAATTATTTAGGTTGTTGGCGACCGATGTGTGGACTTCCTTCGGTGGTGCGCTGTTGCACAGCGGGTCGAATTCCTCTAAAATGTCAAGGTCGAATAAGTTCTGGCCCGACCACAGGAATTGCTCGCCGAATATAACCTCCGCTAAATGAACCCGGCGGTAGGCTTTGTTTGTGGAATAAAATGTTATGACCACAGTGGTTATATTTGTTAGTTGCTGGCTCCAGAAGTAAGTCGCCGCGTTCGGCGTGATGTTGTAGGTGTTATGGTTTGAAAGGTTGTCCGTTGTTACGATCTGGAGCGAATCGCAATAATCCCCGGTTAAAGGTGAAAACACAAAAGTCAAACCCAGGCTCGTAAATGGCGCGGATTGCGTCAAGGTCAGTGTTGGGTATGTCGCTGCAAAGTTGGTGCTCGCGTCCGAGAGGGCCGCGCTCCACCACCCAATCGAGTCTGTGGCGATGTTGTCTGTTGGCTTTGGTGGGGTGTAAAAGCTGCCATCAAGCAGCGTCCAGTTGTTCTCCTCGCACATATATTTTCGTATCTGGGTCAGCCCATCGGTGGCCTGGACCACGCCTCCGATCCCTGCGATGGAGTTTGCGGTTGGTGTACAGTTGCTCTGGGCCTGTGCATCCACAAGGTCGAACTCCACTGTGGCCGAGATAGTTCGGGGAAAAGTGGAAATTTTATTGTGAAAGTTTGAGGTTACATTGAGCATTTCGGCCTCCTCCCCTTAACATTCGATGATGTCAACTTTGACATTGTTGAATGTTATATTTGAGTAGGTGTCGATCTTAACGTCGTCATAGGAGATGTCACCCGCGTAAAACTGGCCAGAATAGCTGCCACCACTCGCCCCTGGGTCTAGGACTACTGCGGTAAACTGCGGGGTGCTGGACTTTATCGCGCTGACCAGTGTGTTAAGCTGGGCTGCGGTCATCGTTCCCCACTGGACTGCGTACTTACGTTTGTTCGCGATGTATTGGAGGTTCATGGTTCCCGCAGCGTTTCGCTTGCTGTCACCGATCATATACATATTATTTGTGAGCTTCTGAGGCTCCGGCAGCGCCGATCCGTTGACTGTTATTGTTGCCATGGTTTCACCTACTTCGGCTGTTGATGAAATAGGAGGGCTGAAAGTTCAGCCCTCCTATTTTGGCAGATTGTAGCTAGAATCGTACCCGATGGTTGTTCCTAATCGGTCAGCCTCGTTGACGTTGTACGAGTACATCGTCCGGGCCAGCGTCCTCCCATCAAGTTGCAGCGTCACGTTGATCGGCTGTGGTGATGGAGCGCCGCCGCTGCCGCTCCCGGATGGGGCCGCGCCCTTGCCCATGATGTTGCTAAGTTGATCGAGTGGGATAACTGCCTCCGGGCCTTTTCCTTCGCCGATTACTGCGAGGGTTGGTGCTGTGACAATTCCCCCGGTTGCAAGCCCAACGGGTGCAAGTGCGAGCATCCCTTCTCCGATGGTTGGGGCCGCTGCTGTTGCAGCCGCTCCGATAGAGGAGGCCATACCACTCAAAGCTGAACCAGCCGACTCGATAGCGCCTGTTACTGCTGTGCCGATCCCCGACAAGCCAATCCCGGCAAGGGCTGAAGCTACACCCGCGATTGTACTCCGCAAGGTAGCAAACATGCCGATGACTCCTGCAACGACCGCGCTTATTCCGTCCGATGCCATCAACCTTACTACCCATGGGGCAGCTACAAAACCAGCCAGCTCCGCGTCTGCGGTTGCTATTCCTACCCCCACACCATCCAACGCGGTTAAGGTGGTAATGTTCGGCTGCGCGTCGAACGCCGCCAGTTCTAAGTCTGCTGCTGCGATGCCTGGGAGAACAGCAGGAAGCGCGGTCAAGCTGGTTACATTTGGCGCTAGGTCGTAGACCAGCAGCTCTGCTTCGGCGACCGCTATACCCGGCAGAACCTCTGGCAGCGCGGTCAAGGTGGCTACATTTGGGAGTGCGTCGAACACCGCCAGTTCTCCCTCTGCGGCTGCGATGCCAAGGGGCACAGTATCCAGCGCGGTAAGGGTTGTTACTGAGGCTGCTGGAACAGCCGCGAGTTCCGCTTCGGCTTCTCCGACTGGTACTGCGACATCATCGACTGCTGTGACCGGAACGACCACAGGCTCGATAAGACCGAGTTTTCGCAGGATGCCGCTGAGAATCCCTCCCGCTGCGTCGAGGGCCGAAACAGTTATCTTTTTAAGGAGTGGAAGCGCTGCCAAAGCCAATCCAATATCCAACAGCATTGGCGTGATGCCATCCTTCCCAATGATGGGAATGGTGAGGCCCTTGCTCGCGCCGCCTCCAGCACCACCCGCTGCGTTCATATTTGCCAGCGCGTCAGCGAGGTTGTTTACTGCTGCTGCCTGGGCTGCGGTTGATGCGGCTCCGCTGTTTGTAATGTTGTGCAGTTGGTCGAAGCTCATGACGTTCGCGTTGGCTGCTTTGTTCAGGTTCTTCTGGGCTGCGGCCTGGTTGTTAGCCGCTGTGGTTGCTGCGTCCATGGTGTTGCCAAGCTCTTTAGTCGCTGCGTTGGAGTTGAAAATGGACGCGTAGTTGTTAGCCCAATCCGATCCGATTTTGGAGAAGTCCAAGGCTAGGATGTCAGTGACCGCGCTCGCAGCATCCTCCGCAAAAAGCGTAATATATTGGATTGCGCTTGCGACAAGGTTGCTCAAGTCCTCTATGCCCTCCGCGACGAAGTTAAGAACCTTATAAAAGCCCTCAAACGCTGGGGTGAGCGCGTTGACCATGGTTTCCTTCATTTTGTCCCAACCCTCGTTGAGCTTGGTCTGTTGGTTGGAAAGGGTGTCTGCCTGGGTCGCGTAGTACCCGGTCGCCCCCTGAACTTTTTCGAGAATCAGTTTATATGCCTCAGCCGAGGTTTCGGCATCGGTCATGGTCTGCCCTTGCTTGATAATCCCATCCCGCAGGGCTTGATTCTTGATGTCAGTCGAGGTGATCCGGATACCTAACTCCATAAGGCCCCTGGTCTGCCCTTCGATGCCTCTCGAAAGCGCATCAAAAGCCGCAGAGGGATCAATGCCTTTTAACTTACCCAGGTCATAGGATAGCTGCGTAACCTTTTCAGACATTTTCTCGGCTTGGTCTGGGTTAAAGCCAAGCATACGACTGTTCGCATATTCCTTGCCCATCATACCTTTGATGGCCTCTTCACTAACTCCGTAGGCTGCACTCAGCCTCTTACTGAAGTCCTCAGCCTCTTCTGACATAGAACCCATCGAAGCATAGAACCGACGCTCAACATCCTGCGTTTCTCCTGCAAGTTCCTCCAGAGATGCAATCCATTCTCCGACTTTTTTCACAACTTCGATGGCGATAAATATTTCAATGGCCCCAGTCATAAGCCCAAAACCATCAACCACAGCTTTGCTCACCGCCCCGACCTTATCCCCGAAGCTCGCGCTGCCATCGCCCATGGTCTTGAAGGCGTTTATCACTGAATCTTTAAAAGCCCCAATGTTAGCCTGTATTCCAGAAAATGAAGTGCCTAATGAACTCCGGATCTCCTCGGCCTTATTGTTTACCTCTTCGGCAGCAGCACTTACCGCCTGGAAGTTCTTAACCGCGCCTTTGGCGAACTCGGCGTGAACCTTATCCGCGTCCACTAGGGCACGCTCGTAGGCTGTTATATCAATCCCGGCTTCTTGGAATGTTGTCCTTACACGCTGCTGAAACTGCGCCAGGCTCTCCCCTGATTCCTTCGCAAAATTAACAACGACACGCTGGCCCGATTGGATCGACTCGACCAAATTGGTGCTGCTGATGTGTGGCAGCCCAAACGATTTAAGGGCCGCTAATGATTCATCTTTAAAGGTGAGGATCGTGTTCTGGGCCTGTTTCATACTAGCGCTCAAGGGCGAAACATCGGCCCCGACACGCGCAATAATATTACTGACTGTATCGCCCACTCCAACACCTCCTTTCTAAGCCCGGATTATTACAATCGAGTAAACTTGGCCAGAATATTTGATGTTTACGATCCCCGGACTGATGGAGTACACATCCTTGACCGGGGTTAAAACCACACCATCCAAAGACAGTGCCACCTCTGGCATATGCAGCATGAGGGTGTCCTCCTCAAGCATGTAGATATAACTAAAAATGCCCACATCGAATTCCGGTGTGAGCTTTAATGGGATGCGGAATCGCGAATCCAAAGCCTCGTATTGAGTGCCGCCTTTCGCAATGCCTTTAAGGAATTCAAACATCTCTTCCGCGCTTTGTGAGCCGGAGGAGAGACTGCCTACTATTTTGTCGTAAAACTCTGAGGGCTTCTCAATCTGGGCAAAGCAACCGGTATAATACGCGTTCCTAATATCTCGGTACATGAATTCTTTCTGCGTTTCTGTGTACCCCTCGACAATAAGGTTGTACTCAACTGGGGTTAAGTCCCAAAACTCACTGGGACGAATCCCGGCTCGCATTGCTGTTCTATAAATTGTGTTCCAGTCCCAGCCTAGATCGCTGTCCCTGGTTGTGCTTCCAGAGTTTCCACCGAAGCCGCTTCCTTGGCTGCCTCCGGTGGCTGCTCCTCCACCACCGCTGGCACGTTTTTTCCGAAGGTCTCATTAATGCACTCGAACGTCTTTTTGATGGCTGTATTAATATCGCTGTAATCGTCAATAAGATCCATGACCTTATCGGTTGTAATATCCGGAATTTCTCGTCTGAGGGACTCCGCTAGAATCTCGGCCACTTGGTCAAAGGTAAGTTCCTTCAGATTCCATTTGTCCACGTTCGCGCCAAAGACTTTTTCTAGTTTGGCGATACCTCGGAAACCTAGTTTAAGAGAACGGTCTTGATCTAACGTATAAATAACAGGTAACATGCTTACACCTCCAAAATTATATGAATATACTATATAAGGCGTGTGGCAATTTCTTCCTTTCTTCGGAGAGTTCCATGGGTAGGGCAGGCCATCCCATTGGGACTTTTCTATTAGGAAGTTCTAACCGCAATCGTGCTGTAGGTCAATGGCGTGTACCCGGTTCCAGAAACCACAAGGTCAATTTTGTGTGCTGTTCCCGCACTCGCATACGCGATAGTTGGGGAGACTGATCCGGTGTTGAACGTGCCTTGGCTCACCCCATCAACGTACATAGTGTACTGTTGCTGCGTCCCCGCAGTCGGGGTCACCGTAATCGTTGTGCTGGTCGTGAAGGTGTACGCGTATGCGTAGACACCGTTGGCAAAGGTAGGGGTCAATGATCCGGCTGTTCCTGTAAAGGTTAGTCCACTTAGTCCTGAAGTGACCGATGTTCCGATGTTGGGCTGTCCGGATACCTGGAGCGACATCTTAAAGTCCAGGGCTTTCGTCATGTCCACATTCGTGCCAAGGTCTAGCTCATCTATAAAAGCAGTCGCTGTCCAGCTCGCCCCAGTAATGGTTGGAAAGGTTAAGGTGTAGGTGTCTATGGTTCCATTGACGAACTTACTATAAAGCAAGTTTTGGCCAGAGTCAGCCGTGTTGAAAAAGCCCTCTGCGACGATCTTTCCTGGGTCGGCGAGACCAGCCAAGAATTGTTTGAACCCTCCTGGGCTGGACAAAGTTGTCACATCAATGGCAGTCCGCTTCATTTGTGGGCTTGTAATTTTGGTGATCGTACCGATATTAGTCGCACCCACCTGGAGTGTTGCGCCTATACCATTTGCGAGGTTAGCCAA